CGCCGGGCCATTACCCTGGCCGGCGGGGTGCAGAATCTGATCCACCGGATGATGGAAGCAATCCGCAGAAGAAAGAGCCAGGGGATACCCATGCCAATTTGACGGAGATGGACGGGGTAAATACGCAAATATCGGCAAAAACAGGCTGATTTCAGGCAAAATCAGCCTGTTTTTGATTTGATCAAAGAAAAATCCGTCTCTTTCGAGACGGATTGTGGTCGAGGTGACAGGATTTGAACCTGCGGCCTTTTGGTCCCGAAGCAGACTATCATAATTGCATTTTATTCAATTTCCACAGCATAACCGGAATAAACATAGCTTTCCAGAAACCATTACCTGCATATTTATTCATCTCCAAAATCTACTACCACATTTTTACCACGGAGGCCATTTTTTAGCTCATTTTCAGTCCCCGGCAGCTCCAAATTCATAGCGTTCAGCACCCGGTTATCGAGCCAAGCGTCGAGGAACTTGACCATCTGCGCGCGGGAGGCGGATTCCCGTTCCTTGGAGAGGTGGGTGTACAGCTCAAGCGTAATCCTGACATCAGAGTGACCGAGGAAGTATTGCGCAGCCTTCACCGGAACCCCGGCATCATAAAGCGCGGTTGCGTAGGTATGGCGCAGGTCATGGGACGTAAACTCGAACGGCTTCCGGGGCTTTTCCGGGAGCTTTTTCTTCTCGGCCTTTTTCCGCTCGACGTCGGTTCGACGCCCGCGCTGGGTCGGAGGCTCGTTGTTCAGAATCCGCTCCATCACCCGGCAGAAGGTTTCAATGCCGCGAATAACGGCGCTCTCCGTCAACTGCTTCCCCTTTGCGGACAGGCACACGAACCCGACCCGCTTTTCTTCCGGCACGGAGCAGAGCGCATCATACAGCAGATTACAGATCGGCAGCACACGAAGCCCGGCGTCGCTTTTCGCGCGCTCCTCAATTTTCACCCGGCCCTCGCCCGTCCGGGATATTACGGCCACCTCGCGCACCTCAAGCGTCCGGTTCACCAAGTTTACGCTCTCCCACCGCAAGGCCATCATCTCACCCCGGCGCAGCCCGCAGAGAAGCATAATCATCACCCACAGCCCCGCATGTGTAGCAGGGCTGTTCCAGTTCGCCAGAATCAGCTCGACCTCCCACCGCTCAAGCGCGCGGTGCGACCCCTTTTCATATGGCGGCATGATGAGATCGGCCGCAGGGTTTTCCGGGATCAGCTTGTTTTTCCGGGCGCGCTCGAAAACGCGCTTGATCGCTTGAAGGTATTTATTCACGGTCGAGAAGGATTTTCCGCTTACCGCGTTCAGAGCTTTTTGCAGGTCTGATTCGCGGACGTCGACCACCCGCATTTTCCCGATCCGATCCACAAGCCGGTTATACGGCGTGGCGTCCCCATCCAAGTACGCTTCATTTACCCGGGTGCGATAGGTCGCCTTGAAAATTTCCACCCATTCGCGCACAGTAATATCCGGGTCAACGGAGAGGCCGGAGGCCCGCGCAGCTTTGAATTTCTCGCGCTTCTGCTCGGCCTCCGCCCGCGTTTTCCCGTAGAAGTATTTCCGGTCAGGCTTCCCATCAGGCTTGAACCCGATTTGTAACGACACCTGAATTAAGCCATCAGGCCGCTCGCCCTTCCGTTTTCGCTTTTCCTTCACCTTCTCGTCCGCCATCGCCTACACGCACCTTTATTCCGCTCTCGCCTCTACGAGGTATGAGCCGCCATCCGGGACAAGGCGCAACCCGCGATACTCACGGAGCAACCATTCAACGACATACTCGTCATACGCGGGAACCAGCTCCGCGCGGAAGGCCGCAAGCGGGACGCCTTCACCGGCAACGAGCGAGGCAGCGGAAGCCGCACAGGACTTCCGCCACGCCAGATTTGCAGCAGACAGATTAAAATCAGCGGCAGAGATCAGGCCGCGCGAAGCGCATTCATGCAGCGCCTTTTCCGCTGCTGGCCATCGCCCAAGCCGCATCATCCGCTCGGATTCCGAAAGCAATGATTCGCGCTCGCCATCCCCGGCCATCAGGAAGTATGAAGCAGCCCCGCATTTGGGGCAGGGCAGCTCAGCGACCGCATGAGCGAGAGAAACGTCCGCTTGGCACCGACAGCACCACGCCAGCTCCATGTGATACCTCCGTCATTTTTCGGCGAGGAACGCCTCGATACGCTCGCCTAGATCCGTTCTCCGATTCGCTAAGTCGTCCAGTTTTGCCCACCGACCAAGGAAGGCAAAAACGCCAGATTCAGATAACGCGCTTTGGAGATCAGCATCCCACACCGCAAGTTCGGCCCGCAAGGATTCCCCAAGCTCATACCGCCCGGAAGCATCCTCCGGACGCCGGGCGGAAAGCCGGGATAGTTCAGCCGCCAAAGCACCGCCATCGCCCATGTGCAGCAATTCAACCCTGCGGACGTTTTCTTCGGCGCGGCGAGCCTTATCGCTCAAGGAGAAATAAGCAGCCAAGAGCGCCACCACCACAACCAATGCCAGAACGAATGGCATCCGCTTTTTCATTGCAACAGCCTCCTTTCCAAGCGTAACCCGGTTACTACCACAGCGTAACCGGGTTATTCTCGCACCGTAACCCGGTTACTAACCGGTTATGTAACCGGTTATTTTTGTTCCAACCAGCATAGTAACCCGGTTAGTAACCCGGTTAGTAACCGGTTAGCGTAACCGCACACCCTTTCCCCCCCTATAACCCCCCCATACCCATGCTGTAGTAGTAGTATAGAATTAACGTAATAAGATAAACGCTAGATATATAAGAGACACGCGCGCGCACACGCGCACACGCGCGCGAGAGAAGCCAAATCAAGCGCCGAGATAATTGCCGCGAATTATCTCGGCGCAACCCCAAAGGCAGCGCGCCTTAGACAGCGCGCACGTCGCTTGCGCCGTCCCCTCTTGCAGCTCGTACTCTGCGGGCCTCTTTGATGGCCTCGTTAGTAACAACGATCACACCTTCCCTGTCGAGGCTGCGTACGGCTTGCAGCAGGAACCGCTCGTCCTCCGTAATTTGTACATAGTCGGAAGGGATGGTTGGGGACGACGCAGATGAACCCTCAAGCAAGCATTCAGGAGACACACCCAACGCCCGGCAAAGTGGCATCACATACTGCGCCGGAAAGTCCTCACCCCGCCCAAGCCACGTCGCCAACGTCGATTGAGCTACGCCGATTTTTTCGGCCAGCTCTTTTTTCATGACCTTCTTTTCCCGGATTAGTTCGGCCAGTCGATTTGCTATGGTCAAGATTTCTCACCCCCGAAGAATTATTCCCAAAATTTCGCATTTTCATATTGACATTTTCGAAACCACGAATATAATTAAGCTAAACGATTCGATATTACGATTCAGCATCGTATTCCCGAATTGTACAGGGTACGAAAAGACGCCCTGCAGCGTGACGCCGTTAAACGTTGCAAGATTTCGTATCCGCATATCTCCGATCATTGTATCACGATTTTCGCGCATTGACAATACGCAATCACGGCAGAAAGGAGAGCAGCATGAAGCGGACAGAAATCATGGACAGAACTTGGTTGGAGCGGGCGCGGCTGAAGAAGGGTTTCACGCAGAAGCAGGTCGCGTTGGCCGCAGGCGTCGACCCGTCTTACTACACCCGGATCGAGAAAGGTTTCCATTCCCCGGATGTAGTCGCGGGCGTCAAGATTTGCGACTACCTCGGCGTGGACGTCCACTCCTTCCTGACCGAGCGACCTATCAAGTAAAGAGCGCAAAGGAGGCGCAAGAGCATGGTACGCAACCGAATCAAGGTTATGCGGGCAGAGGCCGGAATCAGCGCGACGGCCCTCTCCGAGCGGATGCCGGAGGGCGTGGACAAGATCGTGATGAGCTTCATCGAGACCGGGCGCGTCCTTCCGACGCGGGACAGCTTGGAAACGATGTGCGAGATTTTCGACTGCACCCCGACAGACCTCTACAACCGGTATGACATCGACCTTTGCGCGGTACGCGCGCAACAGACCGAGCAGACGCCGACCGCGGTCAAGGCGACGTCTCTCGGAGCGCAGACCAGCCCGCCCAAGGCAACCGTCACATTCAGGCGAAACGGAGCAGGATGCGACCGGCACGACGGCATGGCGCAGCTCCGGGTCTGGATGCTTGCGGACGAAAAGGCCGCGCTGTTCAAGGCGGTCAACGCATTGGGCTACCACAGCGTCGCGGAATGGCTGCGGGAAATGTACCGAACCACGCTTCACAAGTACATCACGCTCAAACTCCAAGATACGACGATCCACGAAAACATCACCCCCGCTTCTACCACCACATGTAATCAAACGACCAGAAGTTGATTTGATGATAGCAGCGGGAAGGAGGCATGACAATGGCGGTGTTTACCAATATCGACATCAAAAAGCGGCGGGAGTTACTGAAAATGACCGCCGCGACGCTGGGCGAGGCCATAGGCCGCGACCAGAACACCATCTACAATTACGAGAGCGGGAAGTGCGATCCCGATCCGGACACGATGTACCAGATCGCGGAAGCCCTTGGAGACCTGAACATCTGGTACGACTGGATGCGGACGAAGTACCCGAGCTACGCAAGGCTCCACCCGGAAGGGCAACAGCAAAGCCTTCCCGGTGCGATGATGACGATGTTCGCGGAGATCAGCGACCTTTCAGACCTGCAGCGCGAAGCGCTTCGGGATGCGGCAGATGGCAAGCTGGACGACCCGAAGCTGGCCTACCAGATCGAGAAGGAGGCTACCGAAGCGCTGGGAGCCTGCCAAAGGTTCCTGAATGTCCTGAAAAGCATTCGGGGGTGACACCAAATGCCCACACCAAAGAAGCGCTATTACAGCACGAAGGACGTGCAAACCATCCTCGGCGTCAGCCGCAGTAAAGCCAACCAGATCATGCACATGTTCGCCCATCGCGGCCAGCTACTTGTTCACGGCAATACCCTGCGCGTTGAAATTTCAGTTTTCGAAGATTGGTGCAAAGAGCAAACCATCCATTCCACCACCTTGAAGCGAGCATAACCAACCAAGCGACGACACCGGGCGAGAATTTGAGAGGGGGCCAAGCGGATGCACATCTCGGTCACGGAGGCGATCAAGAAGATCGTCGAGATCAACGGAGACAAGGCGAAGGCGCTGGCGATCACGGTTGTTGAGGATGGCCGCTCCTACACCGGCATTGTGGGAATTGAGCAGAAGACGGACATGCGGGTCAGCATGACCACGCTGCTGCTCACCGCCGCGATGCAGCGCGCAATTGACAGGCAGCTTACAATCCCAAAGGCCATTCTCAGGGGCTTGGCGATGGCAGGCGTGAACCTCATCGAGGACGGCGACACCTGCAAGCTGCAGATGGAGCGGAATCCTGACAGCGCAGAGACCGACAAGAGTTTCGATGACTTACTCAAGACGATTTTCGGAGGGGAGGAACCAAAGTGAGGCTGACGATTGAGCGGATGAGAATCCAGAACTTCAAAGGCACCCGCGACCTCACAATCGACTTCGGCGAGGTAACGCGGATCAGCGGCATGAACGGGACAGGAAAGACGACGATACCGGATGCCTTCTCATGGGTGCTTTGGAACAAGGATTCCAAGGGCAACGCGCCCGGAAGCTACGATTTCCACGAGAAGCCGCTCGACGACAACGGCAACGAAATCCACAACCTCGACACCACCGTTGAGCTGATTTGCCGCCTTGACGGGCAGCCCTTCAACCTGCGCCGGACGCAGCGCGAGAACTGGGTCAAGAAGCGCGGCAGCGAAGAAGCCGTCTTCCAAGGCAACGTATCCACCTACTGGATAAACGACGTTGAAACCAAGCTGACCGACTTCAAGGCGCGCATCGCGCAGATTGGCTCCGAAGAAGTTTTCCGGGTCATCGGTTCGCTTTCCGCGTTCAACGCGCAGGACTGGAAGAAGCGCCGAGAGCAGCTTATCGCGCTTTCCAACATCGACGTAGACGCGATGCTCCTGCAGCGCGAAGAATACCGGGCGCTCGCGGACGAATGCGCCCAACGCGGCGTCGTCGTGGAAGACCTGCGGAAGATCCTCACCGACCAGCGCAAGCGGACGAACACGGAGCTGCAGATGTTCCCCGTCCGCATCGACGAAGCCCGGAAAGCGCTGCCCGCCTTCGGCCAGACCGAGATCGCAGACGCGGAATCCACCATCAATGCAACCCTCAAGGAAATTGAGCAGATCGACGCCGAAATCGCCGAGGCCAAAGCGCAGGCCGGACAGAGCAGCAACCGGAGCCGAATCCTCGCGCTGGAAGCCGAGGCCATCAGCCTACAGCGCGCCATTACGGACGCGCACCGGGCGGAAATCACGAAGCTCGAAAACGAGCGCCGCGATGCTTCCGACGCTTTCCGCAGAGCGAACGACGCGCTCGCAGACATCACGCGCAGGCTGGAAAGCGACCGGAAGCAGCTCGAAAAGGCCGAAGCAGAGCGCGACGCACTCCGGCAGAAGTACACGGAGGAATACGAGCGGAAGTTCGAGCCGCCGACCGACGACGGGATTTGCCCGACCTGTAAGCAAGCACTCCCGGCAGAAATGATTCAGGCCGCCATCGACGAAGCGCGGAAGGTATTCGACGAAGCCCGGAAAAGCGCGCTTGCGAGCATCAAGCAGCAAGGCCTCGACAAGGCGGCAGAAATCACCCGGCTCACGGACGCCATCGCCCGGAACGAGGCAGAGGAAAACACGCTCAAGGCGAAGGTGGAACAGGCGATGGCCGAGCGCGACAGCGCCTACGAAAAGATCAAGGCCGCACCGACCGAGCCGGACTTCTCCACCGAGCCGCGCATTGCCGAATTGAAGCAGCAAATCGACGCGCTCAAGGCCGAACAAGCCGCATCGCCTGACGAGAAGATCAGCGCCCTCGAAGGCCGCAAATCGGAACTTTCCGCCATCGTCTCACAGAAGCGCGCCATCCTCGCCCGGCGCGATGCGGGCAAGGAAACCGAGAAGCGCATCGCCGATCTGGAACGGCAGCAGAAAGACGCCGCCGCCCGCGTCAGCGAGATCGAACAGCTCATTTTCAAGGTGGAGCGGTTCGTGCAGGACAGGTGCAGCGCGCTTGAGGACAGCATTAACGCAAGGTTCCCGACCGTCCGCTGGAAGCTGTTTGAGACGCAGATCAATGGCGGCATCGCGGACGTCTGCCAGTGCTACATCCCCTGCGAATCCGGCCTCGTCTCCTACGGCAGCGCGAACACGGCAGCGCAGATCAACGCCGACATCGAGATTGTAAACGTGCTTTCACAGCATTACGGCATCTCTCTCCCTCTATTTGCAGACAACAGCGAGCGCGTGAACCGGCTCGCAGACACCACCGCTCAGCTCGTTACGCTTTCCGTTTCGACGGACAGCGAGCTGAAAGTTACGACCGCCTGACGCAGCACTTCGCGCCCGGATGGGCGCGCGGAATAACACAAGATCGAAAAGGAGGCACACCACATGGCAAGCACCACCGAGCGGAAGAACACAACCCACACAACACCCCCGGCCCCGGAGCAGAATGCCTTGGACAACCAGCAACAGGACAAGCCGGACAAGGCCAGCGCAAGCGAGCGATTCACCAGCATGGTCATGAAACAGTACGGCAGCACCGGAACGCCCTACTCCTTTACCGACCGGGAGAAGCAGCTCATCCGCAACTACTTCATCGCCATCGACCAGATGCTACAGAAGGCCGAAGCGGAACGGTTACGGAAGAACGCCGCCAACCGGAATCACGACTACGACAACAACCTGCCCTACTCTTGGCAGACCATCAATCTGCCCCAGCTCGCGCAAGACCTCGCTCATTACGCCCGCATCGGCCTTGACATGATGGAAGACAACACGCTATTCCCCATCCCCTACAAGAACAACAAGGGCAACATGTACGACGTTACCTTGATGGAAGGCTACAACGGCATCCGTTATCAGGCCGAGAAGTACGCCCTCGATCCTTTCAAGGCCGTCACGGTTGAGGTCATCTACCAGAACGACCATTTTAAGCCCATCAAGAAGGACAGCCGGAACCCGGTTGAGGGTTACGAGTTCGACATGCCGAAGCCGTTCGACCGGGGAAAGCCGGTTGGCGTGTTCGGCTACATCGAGTTTGAAGACCCGATGAAGAACAAGCTCGTGGTGTTCTCGGAGGCGGACGTCCTCAAGCGCAAGCCCAAGTACGCCAGCCCCGAATTTTGGGGCGGGAAGAAGAAGGTCTTCGAGAACGGGCAGATGGTCGAGACGGAGCTTGAAGGCTGGGTGCCTGAAATGTGGGAGAAGACCATGAAGCGCGAAATCTACGGGAGCAAGCGGATTCCGCGCGACCCGGCCAAGATTGACGAGAGCTACCAGTACGTCCGGCAGCGCGAACGGCAGTATGAGGACATCATCCTCGAAGCCGAAGTCGCTGAAAACGGGAACGGCGCGCCCATTGAGCTGCCGGAGCCGCAGAAGGCCATTGAACCCGAGAGCGCGCAGCCTACGCCGAACGCCGATACGCCGGATGACGCGCCATCGGCCAAGCCGGGATTCTGACCATGAGGCTGCAAGTGCTAGGCACCGGGAGCAGCGGCAACGCCTACGTGCTTCAAGCAGGGGGGTCATCCCTCCTGCTTGAAGCCGGGCTGCCGATACGCCAAATCGTCCGGGCTGTCCCGGACTGGCGCAGCGTCGCCGGGTGCCTCATTACTCACGAACACGGCGATCACGCGCAGAGCGCAGAAGCGGTTGCGCGGATGGGCATCAAAACCATCGCAAGCGAAGGAACGGTGGCGGCGCTATGCCCGGATGGCAGTTTAAGCGTTATAAACGCCGTTCAGATGCTTTCTGCGCTACGGTTGGGGGATTTCACCGTCCTGCCGTTCGAGACACAGCACGACGCCGCTCAGCCCTGCGGGTACCTCATCCGATACGAGCCGACCGGAGAGACCGCGCTATACGCTACGGACACCTATTACCTCAGCCGAACATTCCCCGGAATCCATTACTGGATTGTGGAGTGCAACTACATCGATGAGATTTTGGACGCACAGCTCGAAGAAGACGAGCTAACGGCGGCTCTGCGCAAGCGGCTCAAGAAAAGCCACATGTCACTCCGCCGCCTGGTGGACGCACTTCGGGCGAACGACCTACGCAAGACCCGCGCCATCATTCTCGTGCATCTTTCCGACGAGCGATCCAACGAGAGGGCAATGGTTCAGGCTGTTAAGGACGCGACCGGGCTTGAAGACGTAGTGGCGGCGGCAGCGGGCATGACGATACCGCTGGAACTCAATCCATTTTAACGGAGGCATGACCAATGTACGATCCTGAAAAAGCGCACAAGGCGCAGACGGAATACTGCGAATCGAAGGGCTATCCCCTTTTCGCCAGCAAGCGTTGCCACCGCTGCGATCAGAACATCTACGCGGAAGAAGGGCATCCGGTTGCAGCAAAGCTCCCACGCGGGCGAGTGAGGCTGGACTACAGCAAGACGAAGCACGGCTATTCCGTTGAAACGGCGAGCAGCACCACATCCTCAACTGCCCGTTCTGCCACGCCAGCTTCGACGACTGAAGGGAGGTGAAAACATGGGCATCCAGCGGCAGATCAGGAACCTCGACGAACTCATGGACGGCGCGCTGACCGAGCGGTTCAACTACGAAATGGATAGGGTTCTTCAGAACGTATTCGACCCCAACACCAACGCGAAGCAGAAGCGCCAGATCCAGATCGTCATTGACATCACGGCGAACGAGCGCCGCGACGCGGCAGAGTTCAAGATTGATGTCAAGTCCAAGCTCGCCCCGCCCGTCCCCGTCAGCCAGACCGTATTCCTCGCGATGGACGATCACGGAAACGTCACGGCCACGGAGATCACCAATCAGGTTCCCGGGCAGGTCAGCATGGAAGGCGAAACCGTGCTGCCCAAGGTTCTGGAATTCAAGAACAATTCGAACTAAGGAGGGCCACCAATCATGCAGGAGAAGAACCTCGCACCCATCGCAACGCCGGAAGCCGCGCGCGCGGAAGCGGAATTCCTTTTCAACGCCGGGAAGCGCGTGAGCGACGCCGAGAAGCAGCCCATCGTCAAGGAGATCGAAGGCCACAACTATCTGTTCTTCGGCGGGAATTTCCAACGCATCAAACCCGTCGAGCCGGAGGAAGAACACCAGCCCGAACCCTTCAAGGTCATTTCGCTGGACGGCCTCGTGGAGTACATCAAGACCGACGTCGACGGGATTTTCGGTGATCCCAACCGCCGCCACATTGTCCGCGTTTCCGGCGTGAAGACGGTTCAAGTCCTCACCCCGGTCACCGGCCACTACAAAAAGCGCTACGTCGTTGCGCAATGCGACGCGCTCGTCCCCGAGTTTCCGTTCGACACCTACATGGACGCCGAAGACTTCCAGATCAGGGTACAGACCCGATTCGAGCAGAGCGAGAACCGCGCGCTGGTCTTGAAGCTCTCCGGCAGCTTGCGCAACGAGCAATCCATGCAGACCGCCGACGACGGCGTGAGCCAGAAGGTTACCATCAACAAGGGCGTGGCGACCGCTTCGGACATCGTGGTCAAGAACCCGGTCGAGCTTACGCCGCTGCGCACGTTCCACGAGGTTCAGCAGCCGAGCAGCCCATTCGTACTGCGGTTCAACGAGAGCGCGGAGGTTGCGCTATTCGAGGGCGACGGCGGCGCTTGGAAGCTGAAAGCCGTTCAGAACATCCGGGACTGGCTCAGGCAGGAGCTTGCCGGATACAACGTCGAGATCATTGCATAACAACACCGAGCGTTGGGCGGGCAAGCCGCCCGCCCAACATGATTGAGGGGCAAGGAGGAAATATGGCTTGGATTGAGCTACATCAGCAGCTCCCAGCGCATCCGAAGACGAAACGACTTGCCCGCGCCCTCGGCCTGAACGTCCCGAAGGATATTCCGCAGACGGTTGGACACCTTTGCATGTTCTGGATTTGGTGCCTCGACTACGCATCAGACGGCAGGCTTGCCAAGGTTACACCGCAGGACATAGCAGACGGAGCGGGATGGACAGGCGATCCGGCGCAGTTCTTGGAGGCCATGCGGCAAGCCGATTTTATCGACACCGCCGACGACGGAACGGACGTCGTACACGACTGGAACGACTGGATTGGCAAGTTGATCCGGTGCAGGGAGAAGGAGCGCAAGCGGAACAGCGAGAAGCAGCGCCGCCATCGAGAGCGGGTCAGACAGCAGAAGGAGAACATGAAACCGGAAGAAGTTCCGGTTTTCGACGTTCAGGAAGACGACAGGATCGACCAAGGCTGGTTGAAGGTCTTGAAGTGCTACGAACACAACATTGGCCTCGTACCTAACGGCACATCCGGCGAGATCCTTTCGAGCTTCTACGACGATTTGGGCGCGGAGGTTATGTGCAAGGCCATCGAGATCACGAACAAAGCGCAGCCTGACCACCCTTGGAAGTACCTGAATTCCATCCTGAACAAGTGGATTGAACTAAAGATCGACACCCCGGAGAAGGCCGACGCCTACAACAAAGACCTTGAACGGCGGCTGGAAAACGCGAAGAAGAAGCGCAGTTCCGCGAACGACGACACATCCGAGCCGCCAGCGATCATCGGTGACTTCTACTAAACCGGAGCGAGGTGGAAACGAATGGCATCGACGGAGTACGTCCAGAGGCAGATCGACGCGGCAGCGAAGACCAATTTCGCCAGCGACGAAGCCGAAAAAAGCATTCTTGGCTGCATTATTAGCAACTACGAACGCTGCTCGGACATCGCCGCCCAGCTCGTCGAAGACGATTTCAATTTTGAGGTTCACCGGCTGATATTCAAGGCCATCCTGCGAGCCAAGGAAGAACAGCTCAAGGTGGATATGGTTACGGTGGACGAAATGCTGCAAAAGCTGACGCCCAACGCGAACGCGGCGACCAACGTCATGATCGACTGCACCCGCATGTACATATCCGCCTACAACGCGGACAGCTACCTGCAGATCATAAAAGAGCTTTCCGCCCGGCGCAGGGCGATCAGGCTCGTGGGCGACATCCAGAAGCAGTTACTTGACCCGGCGCAGGCCGTCAACGCCGTCATGGACAAGCTGCGCACGGAGGCCGGGGATTTATGCGTCGGCAAGCATAGCTGGGTAACGATGCGGGAGATCATGCTGAATACCTACGACTACATCGAGAAGCGCGTCAAGGGCAGCATTCACAGCATCACCACCGGCATCCCAAGCGTGGACACGATCATCGGAGGATTTTTTGGCGGGGAGCTTACGATCATTGGCGCCCGGCCAGCGGTCGGCAAATCCGCGTTCGGCATGAACGTAGCCATTTCCGCAGCGATGCACGGATACAAGGTCGGCATCCTTTCCCGTGAAATGACCGACATCCAGTTCGGCCAACGCATTCTCTCCTACACCAGCTACATGGACGGCATGAAGATCAGGCGAGCGGACATCCAAGACGAAGATTGGGCGACGCTGGCCGAAGGCATGAGCCTAGCAGACCGCCTCCCCATCGAATTTCTTTTTACCTGCCGGACGGTTGAAGACCTCCGGGCGGAAGCACAGCGCAAGGCGGCAAAGGGCGAGCTGGATATGCTGGTCGTAGACTACCTGCAGCTCATGTCAACACAGCAAAAATTCAAGGAAGACCGGCTCCGCGTCGGGCATATCAGCAAGGGCCTGAAAGACATAGCCGTTGACCTCAACATCCCCGTCATCGCGCTCGCGCAGGTCAAGCGCTACGCGGGCGGCGGGCGCGCCAAGATGCCGACGCTTGAAGACCTCAAGGACAGCGGCAACCTCGAACAGGACGCGGACGGCGTGATCTTCCTGCACAACCCCTACGACGCGGAAGACGAATACGTTGACCCGCGCGACAAGGAATATTTCCCGAGCTACGCGGGCAGCGGATTCACCTATCTTTGCATCGGCATCGCCAAGCAACGGCAAGGAACAACGGGCAAAGCCTGCGTCCTGTTCAACAAAAAGAACATGCATTACTACGCGATAGATAGGGATCATCGGACATGAGAACCGGGAAAGCGACCGCCAGCAGAAAAATATCTCTTGCAACGGAGGCCACCGAGCAACAGCGCGTATTCGAGTGGGCGGAACTGCAAGCCAACATCTGGCCGCCGCTCCGTTGGATGTACGCGGTTCCGAACGGCGGGAGCCGGAATTACCTCGAAGCCGTTCACCTCAAGCGGCAAGGCGTAAAACCCGGCGTCCCGGACATCTGCCTCCCCTACCCTTCCGGGCGCTACCACGGCCTCTACATCGAAATGAAGCGCGCGGACGGCGGGAAGAAGTCAGACCACCAGAAGGCCTACATCGAATACCTGCAAAACGTGGGATACAAAGCGGTTTTTTGCAGCGGATTTGAGCAGGCGGTTGACGAGATCAAGCGGTACATGAAGGGAGGGGCTTGAATGACCCCGGTCACGGTTTCCATTCCAGACGGCGCGATATGCAGATCAGGCGCGAAGCCCTGCATCTTCGCCCGGTACACGCGGAAGTGGGACGCCTACAACTGCATGATTCACCACAAGATTCTCAAGGGCGGCCAAACCCCGCGCAAGTGCAAAGAATGCCTCGAATACTGCAAAACGAAGGGAGAGAAAGCGCATGTACAAGACACGGATTGAATGGGGCGATACAACTTGGTACACGGTTCCAGACCACAAAGATTATTATGCTTCTGCGGACGGGCGGATACTCTCTATAAAACGAGGGAATCCACACATCATGAAGCAGATCACATCGAGGGATGGACACAAGTACATATTCATGTATGACAATGGTTTCATGAAGAAGGTTTGGGTTCATCTTGCAGTCCTCAGCGCTTTCTCGGGGCGAGAGGAAAAGAGGCTTGAATGCAGACACCTTGACGATGATCCGAGCAACAACGCACTCGGAAACCTTTCATGGGGCGATAGGTACCAGAATGTAGCAGATAAGCGAAGAAACGGCGGGTTGCCAACTGGAGAGAAATCCGGGACACATAAGCTCACCGAGCAGCAAGTACGCGAGATACGCACAATCCACGGCACAAAGCCTCTCAGGGCGATTGCAGAGCAATACGGAGTATCGCACACATGCATAAGACGGGCAGCCCTCGGAATCAAGTGGGCGCACCTAAAGGAGGCATGAAGATGGGATACACAAACACCGTGGGAGGTGTTCAAGTGAAAGCGCCAGCAAAAGAGAAGCCGATTTCCTTCGCGGACGACATGATACGGGCGTTCCTTGCCGACCGGAAGGACACCACGCGCCGCATCGTCATTGGAATCAACCACGCGGCCACAATCAGCGCCAAGCCGCACTCCTACGGCAACGATCTGGACGTGATCGCTTGGGATTTCAGCATCCACCCCGCCGTCGCCATTCCTGTCAAGATGCCCTACCTTCCGGGGATGCGCGTTTGGGTTCGGGAGACATGGCGCGTCGTCGCCATGAACCGCGCGAACCGCACCGTCAGAATCCAGTTCAAAGCAGACTTGACCGTCACCGACTGGATACGGATCCCGGACGCCGCTTTGTTCAACACGCTCTACAAGCAGACCGAGAAGGAGGCCAGGAGGCTCGGTCGGCTCATGAACACTTGGGACGTTCGCAGCGCCCCGACCCGCTGGCGGCCCGGACGGTTCATGCCGCGCTGCATCGCCCGCGAATTTGCCGTCATCGAATCCATTCACCCGGAGCGGGTTCAGGACATCACCGAGGCGGACGCGGTCAGGGAAGGCTTTACGCCCATCAAAACGGAGTTCCACGATAAGGACGGCGGGGAACGAAAAGTCAAATGGGCAGTAACCAGAACCGCGCAGCAAGAGTTCATGGATTACTTCGACCGCCTGAACCAGCACCGGGGCGAGGCGTTCACAACCGCCGCGAATCCTTGGGTTTGGGTTATCCGGTTCCGGCGCGAGAAGGAGGCCCACAATGAAAAACAATAAGGAATGCCCTTGGTGCCACGCAGACGCGAAAGGCGATTACGCCATGTATAAGTTCAACCACCCGACCAACCCCAAAATCTCCGCTACGCTCAGCGTTTACGGCGGCAAGCTCGTTGTTGAGATCACGAAGCCGGACGGAGACAACCCAGACAGGCTCGCCTGCGACATCTCTTACTGCCCGATGTGCGGACGGGAATACCCTAAGGGTTGACGCTACCAGCGGATTACGGAGAAGAAGGAGGCGGCGCAGGTGGGCTACGGGCGCAGGAACGACTACGAGATCGAAGCGATGAGCAGATACGTGGAATGGCTCAAATGCGCCGTTCGCGACTTCCCGGAAGACCGCGCCATGCGAGCTTTTGGCCGGAAGTGCTACCTCATCACCCTTCAACGCTTTACGGCAGAATTGGCACGACTGAACCGACACGACGAACGAGACCTCAGCACCATCACGGACAGGCAGCGCGAATGCGCCGAATGCGACCAGAGCGGATACCGGCAATGCCGGGACGAAAGCAAAGGCGGGCGCTGCAAGTATTCCAACCCAAGCTACCAGATCGATACCATTGCCAAGAATTTCGGCGAAGAAGCCCT